TGGCTGGAATCCCTGTTGGTAAGATCACCGAACTTGCCGGCTTGTCTTCGGCTGGGAAGTCTTACATGGCTTGTCAAATAGCGACTAATGCACAAAAGAAAGGACATTTCGTTGTTTACTTTGATGCAGAGTCTGCAATCGATCCGAATTTTCTTGAGAATTCAGGGATCGACATCAATAATGATTTTTTGTACATCCAAGCAGTCTCAGTTGAGAAAACCTTGGAAACGATCGAGGATCTAATGACCGAATATCCAGAACAACAGTTCTTCTTTATTTGGGACTCCATCGCAGCAACTTCTTCAGAGAAGGATCTCGAAGGTGACTTTAATCCTCAATCATCAATGGCGGTAAAGCCTCGAATCTTTGCGAAAGCATTCCCGAAACTCACTATCCCATTGGCAAATCAACAATCAACACTATTGTTGATCAATCAATTAAAAACGAACATCACTTCTAATGTTGCAGAAGCAATGACGACTCCTTATGTCGCCCCCGGCGGTAAAGCAATCGAATACTTCTGCTCACTTAGAATATGGCTTACAAAGCGCAAGGCAAAGGCTGCGCACGTCTTAGATGACAGTGGTCTGCGAATTGGCTCTGAAGTTAGAGTTAAGATTGAAAAGTCTCGCTTCGGTTCTGAAGGTCGCACATGTGGCTTTAAGATTCTATGGGGTAAAGACGTTGGCATTCAAGATGAAGAATCGTGGCTTGAAGCATTGAGAGCATCTGGCTCTTCTCGTTTCAAAGCAGGAGCATGGAATAAGATCTACGACCGTGAAGGTAAAGAGTTCAAGTTCCAACGCTCACAATGGACCAAGAAACTTCAAGATAAGGAGTTTCGATCAGTTGTGTTTGACATCATGGACGAAGAAATCATTAAATTATTTGAGTCCGAAGGTAAGAACTTCGGTCTTGAAGGAGAGTCCGAAGAAGGTTAAATCCTGAAGGAACTTAATGGCCCCTTCTCTTCGGAGTTGGGGTTTTTTTTGTACTTTTTATTTGACAAACCTTCCACAACATGTTATAATATTGTTATAATAATTATGGAGGGCATATGAAAAGAATTTATCTTGTCTGGTTCAGACCAGAGAGCAAAACAGAAGACAGAATCCGCGGTGTCGCATTAAATTGGGAGCAAGCCGAAAGAATGGCAGAGAACCTTGCAATGCACCTCGAGGTCGTAATGAAAGAGAAGTATGATTACGGAGTGAAGTCTTATGAGATCAATCGGGTTCCATTCGACTTTATCAATGATGACGGGTGCTTTAACACATGGGGTCCCGATAAGTTTGGAGACACCTAATGAAACTAATAAAATGCAAATGCCCACAAAATGGCAACATCTTCTACGGAAGATTGGTAAAAGAAACCGAACACAAATTTATAATGGCTATTGGAGAACATGGCATCCGGATGCACTTCCCAAAAGCAACCCACACTTACACAGTCTTGGAGGACAAATGAAAAATGTTATTATTATTGACGCGCTGAACATGTTCTTGCGCTCTTATGTGATTAGCCCACACATTGATAAAAAAGGATGGCCCGTAGGAGGCACCATAGGCTTTTTAAAGAGTCTTCAAAAGGTGGCTAGGGATTTTGACGCTGATGAGATAATAGTCGCTTGGGATGGCCATGAAGGCTCTCAGAGACGACGTTCAATGAACAAGGACTACAAAGGTGGTCGTAAACCCGTAAGATTCAATCGTAGAATGGTCGAGCTACCACCAGAGAAAGAAGAAGCCAACAAAGGCTACCAGCAAATAAGATTGATGGAGTACCTTAATGAGATGCCTGTAATTCAACTTGTGGCAGACTTCACAGAGGCTGACGATATCATTGCATTGGTGATCAACCATCCTCGCTATGATGGATGGAAAAAGACCATCATTTCAAGCGATAAAGACTTCTTTCAGTTGTGCCGAGACGATGTTCAAATCTATCGACCAATCCAGAAGAAAATAGTCACAAAAGACAGCATTATTGAAGATTTTAAGATTCATCCAAAGAACTTTGCTGTCGCTCGAGCAATTGAGGGCGATAAGTCCGACAACTTACCGGGAATCAAAGGAGCAGGTCTTAAAACAATTGCAAAGAGGTTTCCCTATCTTATCCGAGAGGACGAATATGTAGTAGCAGACATCATTAGAGACTGTGCGATGCAATCAAAGAAATTAAAAATTCATGAGAATATTCAAAACAACGAAAAGTTGATTAAAGACAACTATGCAATAATGCAATTACAATTTCCAAATATTCGACCTATGAACAGGGAGTTGATCAACAAGGCTATAGTCGATTTTGAACCTTTTTTCAATAAAATAAAATTTACACAAATGCTTTTCGCCGATGACGCCGCTACTCTCAACTTTTCTGCATTGCAACAAATTTTTCACAAAATAAAAAGATAAATTTACTTGACACTTTGACCCAGACAGGTTATACTTAAACATACATTAAATTATTGGAGGACAAATGAATAATGACAGACAAGAAACTTTTATGCGCTTCGGAAAGAATTTCCAAGAGAACCTTTGCCAACTGATGTTGGAAGATCGACCATTCTTCGATCAAATCACCGAGGTTCTAGACGTTCAGTTCTTTGAGAAGAAATATCTTCAAATCTTTGCGCAAACTCTCATCAACTATCGCAACAAATACAACACTCACCCAAACTCTGAGGTGATGATGACTTTGTTGCGAACAGAGTTGAACCATCATGATAAAGCAACAGCGCATTCTGTGCGTGAGTTTTATGCACGCATCCACACATCAGACGGTGTAGAAGAAGCGGAGTTCATCAAGGACAAAGCAATTGACTTTTGTCGCAAGCAGGTCTTAAAGGGAGCTATGATCAAATCTGCCTCTCTGCTCAAATCATCTTCGTTTGAAGAGATTGAGAAAGTGATCAAGGAGGCCTTAGTTCTTGGGACTGACAACAACTTTGGACACGACTTTCGCAAAGATTTGCTTAAACGCTTTGAACTTGTTTCAAGAAATCCACAGTCAACTGGTTGGTCTCGAATGGATGAGATTTGCAAGGGAGGCCTTGGAAAGTCCGAATTGGGCGTTGTCATTGCTCCTACTGGCGCTGGTAAGTCTATGGTCCTCGTGCATCTCGCAACTCAAGCGTTACTTGCGGGTAAAACTGTTGTCTACTATACGCTCGAACTTAAGGACACTGTCGTTGGCCAGCGCTTTGATTGTTGCATCACCGACACTCCTTTGCAAGAGCACCGAGAAAGACAAAAAGATATCATTGATAAGGTGAAAGACTTAGATGGAACTCTAATTATCAAGGAATATCCAACCAAATCGGCTTCTGTTCAAACTCTCAAAAATCACATTGAGAAGTTGCGAAAGCGAGGGATCGAACCCGACATGATCTTGGTTGATTATGCAGACTTATTAAGACCATCACGGAGCACTGGTGAAAAACGTCACGAATTGGAAGAAACCTATGAAGGCCTTCGCGGTCTTGCGCAAACTTATGAAATTCCATGCTGGACGGCTTCGCAAACTAACCGTAGCGGACTTAATGCAGAAGTCATTACAATGGAGGCGATCTCCGAAGCATTCAATAAGTGTTTCGTTGCTGACTTCATTTTCTCACTGTCTCGAACAGTTCAAGATAAGCAAGCGAACAAAGGTCGTTTATTTATTGCCAAAAATCGTAATGGTCCTGATGGACTTGTCTTTGATGCCTTTGTCGATTGGTCTGATGTAACTATCAAGGTTCTCGATCGAGACGAAACAGCAGAAAAGATGCAAACTACAGGCGATGCCCTGCAGATGTTAAAAGATAAATATTCTAAAATTAAAACACAATAGGAGCCCACAATGGATTTAGAAAAGAAAATTCTATCGGACATAACAGTCCACATGAAGTATGCCCGCTATCTCGAAGACAAGCAACGCCGAGAAAACTGGGATGAATTAGTTACCAGAAACATGGAAATGCACATCAAAAAATTTCCCAGTTTAGAACAAAAGATTAGAGAGAACTATAAGTTTGTTTATGACAAAAAAGTTCTCCCATCAATGCGCTCTATGCAGTTCGGAGGAAAGCCAATCGAGGTTTCTCCTAATCGTATCTTCAATTGCGCCTTTGCGCCTGCTGATGATCCCCGAGTGTTCGGAGAAATCATGTTCCTGCTTCTCGGAGGAACTGGCGTTGGATATTCAGTTCAACACCACCACGTTGAGAAGTTACCCGAGATTCACAAGCCATCAACAAAAAGAACTCGTCGATTTTTGATTGGCGATTCAATTGAAGGATGGGCCGATGCCGTAAAAGCATTGGTGATGTCTTATTTTAAAGGTACATCAAAATTACGTTTTGACTTTTCGGACATCCGACCGAAAGGTGCGAGACTAGTTACATCCGGTGGAAAAGCACCTGGTCCACAACCACTTAGAGAGTGCTTAGTGAAAGTAGAGGGAATTCTAGATGCTAAAGAAAATGGTGACAAACTCAGTCCTATTGAGGTTCATGATATCATCTGCCACATTGCGGATGCAGTTTTGGCGGGAGGTATCCGTCGGGCTGCTCTTATTTCCTTATTCTCGGCTGATGACGAAGAAATGCTCGGAGCAAAAGCAGGATCATGGTGGGAACTTAACCCTCAACGAGGACGAGCCAACAACTCTGTAGTTGTAATGCGTCATCGCATTGACAAACCAACATTTATGAACTTATGGAAGCGAGTCGAAGAATCTCGATCAGGCGAGCCTGGATTCTATTTCTCAAACGACAAAGACTGGGGCTGTAACCCATGTTGCGAGATTGGTCTCCGACCTTTCCAATTCTGCAACTTAGTTGAGATTAACGTCTCAGATGTTGCCGACCAAGAAGACCTTAATGCTAGATCACGCGCTGCAAGCTTCATAGGCACCCTTCAGGCGTCTTACACCGACTTCCATTACCTAAGACCTATTTGGCAACGCACAACAGAAAGAGATGCCCTTATTGGCGTTTCTATGACAGGAATCGCATCCGGCGGTGTTCTCAATTTAAACATGGCTGAAGCATCTTTGGAAGTCTCAAAAATGAACCGCCAAGTCGCAATGCAAATCGGAATCAAACAAGCAGCACGTCAAACTTGTGTAAAACCAGCAGGAACAACTTCACTTACTCTTGGCACGTCAAGTGGAATCCATGCATGGCACAATGATTACTACATCCGCCGACTTCGTGTTGGAAAGAATGAAGCAATCTACTCTTATCTTGCCGCTAACCTACCTGAGTTGCTCGAGGACTGCCGTTTCCGTCCACATGACACTGCTATCCTATCTGTGCCTCAAAAAGCTCCTGAAGGGGCTATTACACGCCATGAGAGCGCTCTTGATTTGCTCGAGAGAGTAAAGAAGGTTTCAACCGAATGGATTAAACCAGGTCACAAAAAAGGAAATAACACTCACAATGTATCAGCAACGGTTTCCATCGCTGATGACCAGTGGGATTCTGTTGGAGAATGGATGTGGAATAACCGTGGCGTCTATAATGGATTGTCAGTTTTGCCAATGGATTTGGGCACTTATGTGCAGGCTCCTTACGAAGATTGCGACAAGGAAACTTATGAAAAGATGCTCTCTTTGGTCAAAAACGTCGACTTGAACCTAGTTATAGAAGCAGAAGACGAAACTGATCTATCGGGCGAAATTGCTTGTGGCGGCGGTTCCTGCGAAATCTTTTAACAGGAGAAATTTATGAGAGAAGAATTAGAAAAAATTATTCGTAACTTAACTGAGATCAAAGAAGATCTAGACAAAGTAGAAGCGGGCTCTTATGGCTATAAGTCAGCCGCACCCCGTGCTCGAAAGGCCCTTATGGAGGCTTCTAAACAGCTTCGTGACATCCGAACAGTTGTTCAAGAACATAAAAAGAATCACGAAGAAAATTAATTTTCTACTTGACATCTTATGTGAAACGTGTTATACTATGTGTGTAACACGTTTTTTTATTATGGAGGCTATATGCATTTTGAACCACACAACAGACACCTTTGGGTGCTACCAGTAGAAAAAGAGGAGTCCAAAGAAGACCCGCTGTTTCTAATGCCGGATGATTATCGTCCACCTAAATCACCTTATGTCATTTGCGACATTCTCGGAATGGCTTGTGACTGTGAAATCTCACTAGATGTCGGAGACCGTATCGTAGTAGATAGAACCACTTTACAAGAGATAAAAGCGGATCTTGAGACTATTTACGTCGTTAAAGAAAATTACGTCTATGGGAGAATCGACAAATGAAACTAACCGCAAAAACACTTAAGGACATGATTGTTGAGGTTCTAAAGGAAGGAACTCAAGAAACTGCTTACAATAGAATTATGAGCACATTACAAGGAGATGTGGAATCTATCGATCAGGTAGCCATCCTTACTCCTGCAAACCCAGATGCCCAGCAGATTCCTCAAGATCAAAACGATGCTCGAGCAGAGGAGTTTGAAAAAGAACTTGCAGCTGCCGGCTACGGATTCAGAATTGTTTCTGGAATGTATGAAGGACCAGAAGATTCTTACATGATTCCTCACATGACACTTGAAGATGCAAAGAAGTTTGCTTATAAGTATGGTCAACAATCGTTTATTCACTCAAGTCGCGGAGAAGAAGGAATGCGTCATAATTTGGAATATCCTGATTTCTCAGACTCAGAGATCGATCCAACTTATGATGAAAACACTTACGGACCAGTTTTTAGAGTTCCACCACAAGTTAACATTAAATCTTCTGTGCCAGCAACAGATGTTCTTGGTCACGATCAAATGGCTCAAGCATCAGACTATTATTCTCATGTACCTGACAAGACATGGGATGCCAAAGTAAAAGACGGAGCACCTCGTCCAGCCGGCGGGAAAGCAGGGAAACGATTCTCAATTGACTTTGATTTTGACCAAACTGCAATGGATGGCTATGATCCAGAAGACGATCTTCGTGATCCTCGATATGTTCGAGAAGCAAAATACATCTTTGTTTCCAAATCTGATGTTCCAAACACAATGAAGGCTCGTAAATTAGTTGAAGCCATCGAAGAACTTTCAAAACAAATTGTTGAAACAAATCGTCTTGGTTCCTCTAAATATTATTCTCGTCTTCGCATGCGAGGTTTAAAGAAGCAACTAGCTCAATTGGTGAAGAGGTCTAAATGAAATCAATCGAATTATACGGTGATGGCATAGGAAAAGTTTCCTATGTCCAACACGTCGGCGATGATAAAATGATCGCTAATGCTGCTCGTGTTTCCTTTGGTAACGACAACACAAAGCCGTTAACTACGAGAGATGAGAAACTAATCAAGTACTTGATTGAACATAAGCACACATCGCCATTCGAACATAACTCGATTACATTTTTATTTGAAGTTCCAATGTTTGTAAGGTCTCAACACATGAGACACAGGACATGGGCTTATAATGAGATTTCAAGACGCTACACTGAGATTTATTTGCGTTTCTATGAGCCACCAATGTTTCGAACTCAACACAAGAGCAACAGACAAGCATCAAATGTAGAGGATCAAAAAGACCCAACCATCGCACCGCTTTTCTTAGATACTTATTCGAAATCCTCTGAAGCAGTTGCAAAATGGCACGATTACTCTTTGGATTTGTTTGACAAGTTGATCGAGGCTGGAGTTTGTCGAGAACAAGCAAGAGGTGTTTTGCCACAAAACCTTTATGCAAAGTATTATGGAACCGTCAACCTTTCGAATCTACTTAAGTTTATAGACTTAAGATTGCACGAGGGCGCACAATGGGAAATTCAGAAAGTCGCAGAAGCATGTTTGGACATTGCGCAAGACATCTGGCCTTATTCTGTCGGTGCTTATCGGGAGCTGAGGGGTGAAGTTTGAACCGGGCGACTTGGTGATGCTTAAATCTGACACATCGATTTATTTTGCGTTAGAAGCAGCATCAAACGTAGGGATTGTTGTTAGCACAGCTGTTCTAATGTATGCTCATTATTCACCACAAGGTGGAAAACTAAAATTTTACGCTTATGACGTAATGTTCGATGGACGGACTTATAAAAATGTCCCAGAAGAAGTTTTAAAAGGATTAGAGAAAAATGATAAAGAAGATTCTGAATGAATGGCGAAAATTCAATTTGAATGAAGGCCCTACTAGGCAAGATCAAGAGTTGGGCGCTCCAATGGGGTGGTTTACAATCTGGAATGATCACATGGGAATGATAGATTTCTTACCAGAGTATCAAGCTGTCTTAAGTCGATTCGGGCCTCAATTGTCCGAGTTGCAAAAAATGGCATCGAACAAAACACTTCCTAAATCAGAGCAAGCAGCTGCTGAAAAAGCTTACAAATCTATTACTTCCGGCTTCACTTATTATTCAGACAATCCTAAAATTCAGTCGCTTACTATTCCAATGGAAGAAGTTGTTGAGATCAAATTAAATTATTATTTTAATGACCCAAGTGTTCCTCAAGAACA